GTGGTGGAGCGCTGCCTGGCGGCGTGGCGACCGCCGCAGACGCACCAGAAACCCCCGCCTGACCCCTGGACCACCTGGCTGTTCCTGGGCGGTCGCGGCGCGGGCAAGACCTTCGCCGGGGCGTCGTGGATCGCCGGGCTGGCGACGGGCCCTTGCAACCTGGCCCTGGTCGGTCCCACCTTCCACGACGTGCGCGAGGTGATGGTCGAGGGGCCTTCCGGCATCAAATCGCTGTTCCCGGCCGGCGAGCGGCCGCGCTGGGAAGCCACCCGCAAGCGTCTGGTCTGGAAGAGCGGCGCCGTCGCCCAGGCCTTCTCGGCCGAGGATCCCGACAGCCTGCGCGGTCCGCAGTTCCACGCCGCCTGGGCCGACGAGTTCTGCGCCTGGCCCAAACCCGCCGAGACCCTGGCCATGCTGCGGTTCGGCCTGCGCCTGGGCCAGGACCCTCGCCTGGTGGTCACCACCACGCCCCGGCCGATCCGCGCCCTGCGGGCCCTGATCGCCGAGCCGGGCACAGCCCAGACCCGCGCCCCGACCTCGGCCAACGCCGACCATCTGGCGCCGGCCTTCCTGAGCACCCTGCAGGGCTTGTACGGCGGCACGCGGCTGGCCGCCCAGGAGCTGGACGGCCTGATCGTCGAGGGCGAAGGCGGGCTGTTCCGGGCCGAGGACCTGGCCCGCTGCCGGGGCGCGCCGCCGGCCGCCTTTGACCGGGTGGTCGTGGCGGTCGACCCGCCGGCCACCGCCACGGGCGACGCCTGCGGCATCGTGGTCTGCGGCCGGTTCGACGGCCGGGCCTTCGTCCTGGCCGACCGCACGGCGCGCGGCCTGTCGCCCCACGGCTGGGCCCGGCGGGCGGTGGAGGCCGCCGTGGCCTGGAACGCCGACGCGCTGGTCGCCGAGGCCAACCAGGGCGGCGACATGGTCCGCGCCGTCCTGGCCCAGGCCGCGCCGCCCTGCGCGGTCAAGCTGGTCAAGGCCTCGATCGGCAAGCGGGCCAGGGCCGAACCGGTGGCGGCCTTGTACGAACAGGGCCGTGTCGTCCACTGCGGCGCGTTCCCGGCCCTGGAGGAGGAACTGATGGCGCTGGGGTCTGGGGACCTGGGCCACAGCCCGGACCGGGCGGACGCCCTGGTCTGGGCGCTGAGCGAGCTGATGCTGGGGGTGGGGAGGCGGCCGCGGTTGAGCGTGCTTTGAACGTTCACGACACTCCCCCCTCCGTCGGCTTCGCCGACACCTCCCCCACAGGGGGAGGCATGCCAGTACCGAACGCCTCCCCCTGTGGGGGAGGTGGCCCGAAGGGCCGGTGGGGGGAGTGTTCGGCAAGGTCCGACCGTATGGCGGCGACCGCGATGTCTACCGACTCCAATACCCACCCTGCCGGGATCCGAAGCGTGCGGATCCCACGGTCCGCCATCCAGGCGTCCCGCACCGCGTCGCGCTCCGGCTGATCGCCCATGTCGTGGGCGCAGTCGTCCACCTCGACCGCCAGGCGCGCCGCGCCGCAGAAGAAATCGAAGACGTAGGGACCCATCGGATGCTGTCGGCGGAATCTCAAACCGTCGAGCTGCGAGCTTCTGAGGGCTGACCACAGCAAGCGTTCGGGCAGAGACATATCTTTTCGAAGTTCGCGGGCCTTGGTGATGAAGGCCTTGGGTTCTCGCATCTTGTTTCACTCCCCCCACCGGCGCTTCGCGCCACCTCCCCCACAGGGGGAGGCGTTGGTTATGCCATTGCGCACCCATAGCATGTTCTCTATTTGTTCTCAACTTCCGCGAGGCCCTCCCATGCCCCTGTTTCGACCCCGCCGCCCGCCGGAGACCAAGGACTCCCGCGCCGCGCGGCTGATCGCCATCACCACCGCCGGCCGGCCGCGCTGGACGCCGCGCGACTATGCGGCCCTGGCGTCCGAGGGCTTCGCCAAGAACCCGATCGCCTATCGCTGCGTGCGGATGATCGCCGAGGCCGCGGCGGCCGTGCCGCTGGCCGTGTTCGTTGGCGGCAAGCGCGCCGACGACCATCCGCTGCGCCAACTGCTCCAGGCCCCCAACCCCGAACAGGGCGGGGCCGACCTGATGGAGGCGTTCTTCGGCCACTTGCAGGTGGCAGGGAACGGCTATCTGGAAGCCTCTGGCGACGCCGTCCCCACCGAGCTCTACGCCCTGCGGCCCGACCGGATGACCGTGGTGCCCGGCCCGCGCGGCTGGCCGCTGGCCTATGACTACCAGGCCGCCGGCCGCACGGCGCGGATCGGCCGCGACGCCGCCGGCTGGCTGCCGGTGCTGCACCTGAAACTGTTCAACCCCACCGACGACCACTATGGCTTTTCGCCGCTGGAGGCCGCGGCCTTCGCCATCGACGTCCACAACGCCTCGGGGGCCTGGAACAAGGCTCTGCTCGACAATTCGGCCCGACCGTCCGGGGCCCTGGTCTACGCCAACCGCGAGGCTGGCGACCGGCTCTCCGCCGAGCAGTTCGAGCGGCTGAAGGCCGAGCTGAGCGACGCCCACGCCGGCACGGCCAACGCCGGCCGGCCGCTGCTGCTGGAGGGCGGGCTGGACTGGCGGCCGATGTCGCTGACCCCGGCCGACATGGACTTCATCGCCGGCAAGCACGCCGCCGCCCGCGAGATCGCCCTGGCGTTCGGCGTGCCGCCGCAGCTCCTCGGTATCCCCGGCGACGCGACCTACGCCAACTATCGCGAGGCCAACGGGGCGTTCTGGCGGCACACCGTGGTCCCCCTGGCCGAGCGGGCGGCGCGGGCGCTGTCGGCGTGGCTGGCGCCGAAGTTCCCGGACGCGCGGGTGGGCTGTGATCTCGACGCTGTGCCGGCCTTGTCGGCCGAGCGGGATGCGCTGTGGGCGCGGCTGGAGGGGGCCAGTTTCCTGACCGACGACGAGCGGCGGCGGCTGGCGGGGCTGGAGGGGTAGCACGATCCAGATCCTCCCCCTGTGGGGGAGGTGTCGGCGAAGCCGACGGAGGGGGGCGTGATCGGCCGATGGCCGAATCCACGATCGACCTTCCGAAAACGCCCCCCACCGGCCTTCGGCCGCCTCCCCCACGGGGGGAGGACCTTGTCTCATCGGCCGACGGCCCAGGAGATCCCCCATGACGACAACCACCAACCGCTGGCGCTTCGACCGCCAGATCTCCGTCGCCCTGCTGGTGACCGTGGCCTTGCAGGCCGCCGCCGCCCTGATGTGGGCCGGGCGGGCCTCGGCGCGGATCGACGACCTGCGCCAGCGCCTCGACGCCCAGGCCCCGGTCGCCGAACGCCTGGCGCGGCTGGAGACCCAGGCCGACGCCACGCGGGCCTCGCTGGCCCGGATCGAGACCAAGCTGGACCGGCCGTAGAGCGAAATCCTCGTCCTTCGACAAGCTCAGGATGAGGACTTCGAATGCAATCGCCGCGCTGGAATTAGCCCTCATCCTGAGCTTGTCGAAGGACGAGGGCGGACCACGGAGCCCTTACATGTCCGAAGACCTCCCCATCGAAGGCCACGCCTCGCTGTTCTGGACGCGCGACCTCAACGACGACGTCACCGCCGCCGGCGCCTTTCAGGCCAGCCTGGCCCGCACCAGCCCGGCCGGCGTCAAGATGCTGCACCAGCACGACGACGCCGAGCCGGTCGGGGTCTGGGACGCGATCGTCGAGGACACCAAGGGCCTGTTCGTCCGTGGGCGGATCCTGCGCACGACCCCGAGAGGCCGCCTGGTCGCCGCCCTGGTCGAGGCCGGGGCGCTGGACGGCCTGTCGATCGGCTTCCGGGCCGTGAAGGCGAGACCCGACGACACCGGCCGCCTGCGGGTACTGCGCGAGGTCGAGCTGTGGGAGGTGTCGATCGTCACCTTCCCGATGCTGCCGGGCGCGCGGCTGAAGCGCGTCGGCTGATCCCATTCCTCCCCCTGTGGGGGAGGTGTCGGCGGAGCCGACGGAGGGGGGAGTGATCCCAGCCCTCCAAAACTCCCCCCACCGATCGCTTCGCGATCGCCTCCCCCACAGGGGGAGGACCTTTCAAACGGAGATTCCCATGAAGGAAACCAAACAGGCCGCGGCCTCGCCGGAGGCCCGCGCGGCCTTGCACGAGGTGCTGGCGGCGTTCGAGGGCTTCAAGGCCGCCAACGACCAGCGCCTGGCCGCGCTGGAGACCAAGCGGGCCGACGTCTTGCTGGAGGAGAAGGTCGCCCGCATCGACGTGGCCGTTTCCGAAGCGCAGGGCCGGCTGGACCGCGTGCTGGCCGACGCCCGGCGGCCTCTGGTTGGCGGTGACGCGCCGCTGGCGCGTGTCGACGAGCGCAAGGCCGCCTTCGACCGCTACATGAAGACCGGCGAGACCCCGTCCCTGCTGCTCGAGGCCAAGGGCCTGTCGGAAGGCGTGGCCAGCGCCGGCGGCTATGTCGCCCCGGCCGAGCTGGAACGGCAGATCCTGCGCCGCCTGCAGGCCACCTCGCCGATGCGCGACATCTGCCAGGTGCGCACCATCGGCTCGGGCACGTTCCGCAAGCCGGTGTCGACCGCCGGCCTGGCCGCCAGCTGGGTGGCCGAGACCGCCGTCCGGCCGGAGACCGCGGCGCCGACCCTGGACGTCATCGACTTCCCGGCCGGCGAGCTCTACGCCAGCCCGGCCGCCACCCAGGCCCTGCTCGACGACGCCTATGTCAATATCGACGAGTGGCTGGCCGAGGAGGTGCAGGACGCCTTCGCCGCCCAGGAGACCGCCGCCTTCGTCGCCGGCGATGGGGTCAACAAGCCCAAGGGCCTGCTGGCCTACACCGCCGCGGCCGACGCCGCCGCGACCTGGGGCCAGGTCGGCTACCTGGCCACCGGCGTGGCGGGCGCCTGGCCGGCGTCCAACCCGACCGACAAGCTGATCGACCTGATCTACGCGGCCAAGACCCAGTACCGCCAGAACGGCCGCTTCGTGATGAACCGCCGCACGGTCAGCGCCGTGCGCAAGTTCAAGGACGCCCAGGGCAACTACATCTGGAACGCGGCGCTGCAGCCGGGGCAGTCGGCGTCGCTGCTGGGCTATCCGGTCACCGAGATCGAGGCCATGCCCGACGTGGCCGCCAACGGCCTGGCCATCGCGTTCGGCGACTTCGAGAAGGGCTACCTGATCGTCGACCGGGCCGGGGTGCGGGTGCTGCGCGACCCCTATTCGGCCAAGCCGCACGTGCTGTTCTACACCACCAAGCGGGTCGGCGGCGGGGTGCAGAACTTCGACGCCATCAAGCTGCTGAAGTTCGCGGTTTCGTAGACGTGGCCTGACGCCTCAAACCTCCCCCCTCCGTCGGCTTCGCCGACACCTCCCCCACAGGGGGAGGACTTCGCGATCAAATCCTCCCCCTGTGGGGGAGGTGGTCCGAAGGACCAGAGGGGGGAGTCCCTTCCTTCCAGGAATCCCCCAACATGCCCCTCTCCACCACCCTGGCCGAGGCCAAGGGTTTCCTGCGCGTGGCCGACGCCGCCGAGGACGCCCTGGTCGGCCTGCTGATCGACGCCGCCGAGGCGCGGGTCGCCGCGGCCGTCGGCCTGGCCCTGAGCCCCGCCAGCCCCGCGCCCCTGCGCCTGGCGGTCCTGACCCTGGTCGCCCACGCCTACGAGCATCGCGGCCAGTCTTCCGAGCCGAGCGCCGAGCCGCCGCCGGGCCTGGTCGAGCCGTGGCTGGCCCCCTACCGGACGGCGCGGCTGTGAGCGGCCCCGGGAATTTGGGTCCCGAGGCGGCCCTGACCGCCGCCCTGGTCGAGGCCCTGAAAGGCGCCCCGGCCGTCGCCGTCCTGGTCGCCCAGCGGGTCCACGTCGATCCACCGCGCAAGCCCACCTATCCCTGCGTGATCGTCAGCCGCCAGGAGAGCCGGCCGTTCGGCCCGGACGACGCCCAGGCGAGCGGGGGTCTGGAGCACCTGGTCACCCTGACCTGCGCCTCGAAGTTCGGCGGGCCGGAGGAGGCGCGGGCCATCACCGCCGCCGTCCGCGCCGCCCTGCACAACGCCGCGCCTCCGGTCGAGGGCCGGCGGCTGGTTACGCTGAGAGTGACCTATGCCGACGTCTTCCGCGCCGCCGACCGCGAACTGTCGCTGGGCGTGCTGCGAGTGCGGGCGGTGACGGAAGCGATCTGACGATTGTCGTTCCCTCCCCCTGGAGGGGGGAGGGGCAGGGGTGGGGGTGGCGTCGGCGGCGGGCTTGAGCTCGGCCGAGCCACTTCCTGAACCTCTTCCACCCCCATCCCCAGCCCTTCCCCCCTCCAGGGGGAAGGGAGCAGACGGAGCACCCCCATGGCCGCCCAAGCCGGCAAAGACATCCTCCTGAAGATCGGCGACGGCGGGTCGCCCCAGGCCTTCGTCACCGTGGCCGGCCTGCGGGCCCGCGCCATCAGCCTCAACGCCGCGACCATCGACGCCACCGACGGCGACAGCGCCGGCCGCTGGCGCGAGCTGCTGGCCGGATCGGGCGTGCGCTCGGTCGCCGTCTCCGGCTCGGGAGTGTTTCGCGACGCGGCCTCCGACGCCGCCGTCCGCGACAGCTTCTTCGCCCAGACCGCCCGCACCTGGCGGCTGGTGATCCCCGACTTCGCGCAGCTGGAGGGGCCGTTCCTGGTGGCGGCCCTGGAATATGCCGGCGAGCACGACGGCGAGGCGGCGTTCGCCCTGTCGCTGGCCTCGGCCGGGGCGGTGACGTTCACGGCGATCTGAGTTTTCTCCTCCCCCGCGAAACGGGGGAGGGGGACCACGAAGTGGTGGAGAGGGCGTCCGCGCGCTCCGAGTCCTGTCCCTCGCCCCCTCCGTCACGATGCGTATTCGCATCGCGCCACCTCCTCCGTTTCACGGGGAGGAGAAGGATGACACCCATGCCCACACCCAACCCCGCCCGCGGCGAGGTCACCGTCCCTCTGGCCGGAACCCCGCGCCGCCTGTGCCTGACCCTGGGCGCCCTGGCCCGCATCGAGGCGGCGCTGCGGCTGGACGACTGGAGCCAGCTGCCGCAACGCTTCGGCCGCCTGTCGGCCACGGAGCTGACCGCCGTGCTGGCCGCCCTGCTCGAGGGCGGCGGCGAGGATCCGGCCGTGCTCTCCCAGCGTCCGGTCTCGGTTCCCGAGGCGGTGGCGGCGGTGGCGGCCGCCCTCTCCGCCTGTGCGTGAAGGCGGCCTGCGCGTGAACGCCGACTGGCGCGCGGCCCTGCGGCTGGCGCTGCGGCTGTCGATCCCGCCCGAGGCCTTCTGGCGGCTGTCCCTGGCCGAGTGGCGAGCCCTGACCGAGGCCCAGGCCGCGCCGGTCCTGAGCCGCGACGCCTTGGCGGCCCTGGTCGCCCGCTTTCCCGACGAGGAGGTTCCATGAGCGATTTCGATGAAGGCGGCCTCGACGCCGTCCCGGCCCGCGCCACCGAGGCCGCCGCCACCCTGTCGGCCCTCAAGGCCCCGGCCGAGCAGGCGGCGCGCGCCATCGACGAGGCGTTCGCCAAGGCCGGGACGGGCCTGGCCCGCTCGCTGGCCCACGCCGCCGCCGACGGCAAGATCAGCCTGGCCGAGCTGGCGCGAGCGGTGCTGGAGGCGGTCTCGGCGGGGGCGGGCGGAGCCGGAGGCGGCGGCCTGGTCCAGGCCCTGGCCGGCGCGGTCGGTTCGGCGTTTTCCGGAGCGAGGGCCGACGGCGGCGCGGTGACGGCGGGCGGCGCCTATCTGGTCGGCGAGCGCGGGCCTGAACTGTTCCGCCCGGCGACCGGCGGGGCGATCGAGCCGGTCGGAACCGGCGGGGTCAACGTCACCGTCAACGTCCAGGGTGGCGACACCGCCAGCCTGGCCCGCTCCGACGCCCAGCTGGCCCAGGCCCTGGCCCGGGCGGTGAGTTTGGGGGCGCGACGGCTGTAGGGTTCCCTTTTTTGCCCGCTCATCCCGGCGAATGCCGGGACCCAGATGGAATGGCGGCGGGGCTGACGCCATAGACTCAGAGCTTCTCCAAATCACCACACCGCTAAGGGATCTGGGTCCCGGCATTCGCCGGGATGAGCGGAGTTTTGGGAATTAGGCGTTTAGGTTCAGTTCGGCGAACAGATCCCGCCAAGTCGGGTTTTCGGCCTCGATCAGCATCAGCTTCCAGGACCGTCGCCATTCCTTGATCCGTCGTTCGCGTCGAAATGCTTCATCGCGCGACTCGAACACTTCATACCAGACGAGGATGGTGCAGCCGTATTTCGCCGTGAAGCCGTCATGGAGCCTGTCGCGATGCTCCTCGATCCGCCGTGGCAGATCATCGGTGGAGCCGACGTAGAGCGTGCCGTTCTGTCCACTGACGACAATGTAGGTGTAGAAAGCCAT